CATAATCCCCCTTTTCGGCAGGGGCAGCCGCAGCGACCCGGCTCAGAAAGTTGTGCAGCATCACCGTCTTGCCCCGGAAGCGGGGGACGGTGAGGAGCTTCTTCTCCAGAAACGCACTGGGGCAGATGAAGCGGTCGATCTTGTCATAGACGTGATTGCACTCGTAAAGGGTGCCCTCCACGGCACCAATGAGGCTCTTGGGCAGTGAGCCGTGGATGCAGCGCTTTTTCACGCAGGGCCACTTGCTTTTTTTGCCCATGCAGGCTTCGCAGAGCTTTTTGGAGTTGAACTCCATCATCATGTGGTTGGGGCAGAGCATCTGCACATCGTGCACCGTCTGAACCATGGGTACCCCGCATTCCGCCCCGGCGCAGATGACCGAAGGCGTCAGCTGGAAATTGATGTTGTTGAAATGGATGAGGTCGGGCTGGAACTGCCCGATGACCTGCTTCAGCTTCCGTTTTGCCTCAGACGAGTAGAGGATGCGGAAGGGGTAGAGCAGCTTTTCCGCCCCGGCGTTGTGGAAGTCCATATTGGTGGTGGCGAGGTGCAGGGCATTGCCGACGGTGTTTTTTTCGTCGTACATGCCAAAATATTCGACCTCGTGGCCCCGGCGGGTCAGTTCCTCGCCGATCTTGAGGAAGTAAGTCTCTGCACCGCCGCGGGGGTAGAGAAATTTATTGACGAATAAGATCTTCACAGGGTCCAGCCTTTCGTTGCGAAAAGTAGAATCGGAGGATTCCCACGTAATAGGTATGTATAAACAGTTTAATAATAGCATCACCCCTCTTTTTCTGCAATATGTATTCACAAAATCACCGCAATTTGGCGGGGCAAACGGCCCAAAACCGCAAAAAACCGTGAGCGGCGGAATGGCATCTTCCGCGCCCACGGTTCGTCAGGGGTGGATATTCGGTCAAAGATCGTAAAGTGCGTTCAAAAATTTATTGCAGTGTGCTCGGTGCGTCGCTCAGGTTGTGCACGATGCCGTACCAGCGGCAGTTCGTCTGCTTGCTCAGGTCCACATCGCTGAACTTGGTCACGCCCGAACCGTTGATGTCCGCGCCAAAGACCTTGTACATTGCCTGCCCGGTCGGGTTGGCCGGGAAGACATAGGCCGTCAGGCCGGTGGGCCAGGTTTCAGCAGCAATATACCATCTGAAGTTCGTGATATAGGCAAGGGTCCGCCCGTCGTAGAATTTGAATCCTCTCTGGTAGGTGTCGCAGTAGCAGTCCGAGAAGCGGGGACCATTCACGCGAATGTACGCAAAGACCGTGTTCTCCAGCAGGGCCTTCTTGGTGTCGTTGTCGCTGTAATTGAAATCGAAGCACCAGGCGTGAACGTTGTGAAAGATGCTGCTGCCGCTGCACGAGAGCGCCGTCTTCACGTTCATGATGACGATATCGGTGTACATGGAGTCGCCGGTGTCGTAAATGCCCACTGCATCCGGATAGATCAGCGACGTCTCGATCAGACAGTTGCGCACCATCAGCTCATACGAGAGGTTGCCTTCCGTCTGGCCGTCGCTGTTGGTCATCGAAGCGTCGTTGAATTTGCCGCAGATGCCGTACCGCTGGAAGTTTTGGATGGAGATGTGGTCGATCAGGGTGCATTTCTGCCGTGCCACGGCGATGCAGTCGTCTGCCTTGAAGTTCGCGTTGACTTTACCGTTGCCCCGGATGAACATGTCCTGTTGGGGCGTTTCAGGCGGGGTCATCTTGCCGCGGATCTCGATAAAGCGGTTCACTTTGGTGGCCGCCGTGCACTTCAACTCAGCGTTGTCGAGCACCATGTAGCAGAGGTCGAGCACCAGCTTGCCGGAAAACGCATACACACCCTTCGGGAAATACAGCGTTTCGCCGGGGCGCGCGGCCACCAGATCGTTGAATGCGGCCAGGTTGTCGGTGGTGCCGTCTCCCTTGAAGCCATAGTCCAGCACGTTCAGCATCCCGCTGCCGCCGCCTGTGCTCAGGGTGGTGCCATTCAGGTCGTATACCATATCAGTTTGCCTCCATCAGGGTCGTGATCTGTGCATCGGTCAGCGCCGTGTCGAATACCTGGAAGTCGTACACCGTGCCATTGAAGAAACGTGCCTTGCCGTCCGTAGTTTCGCCTGAGCTGGCGGTCCACGAAGCACCAAGGATCAGCGAACGATCTACGGTCTTGTTCGCGGCATAGTTCGGGATGTTCTTCCATTCGGTCATGGAACCGTACGACAGGAACCGGAACTGCGTTCCCTTGATCTGGAGCAGAAACTTCAGTTTCTTCCCGGATTCGATCTTGACAAAGTGACTGCCATAGGTGAACATGTTCATGCCCACGGTTCCGTTGGTCCATGTTGCAGCCATGATGCCTCTCTGATCGTTGGTGAGATCGCTGAAGCAATCAAGTAAAACTGTCACCGTATTAACTGCACTGTCAGCCACCGTAAAGGTTGAGTACACCGTCAGATTCATGCCGGTGTCGATGTCTGCGAACGGCTTGATCCCAGTGTCGATAAATTCTTTGTTGGCCGGTACAAAAGTCTTCTGCGCGGCCAGTTTATAGCGCGGCGTCGGCAGGCCGTTGCTGGGGGTATCCGGCTGACTGGGCGTGACAGTGCTGCCACCAAGTCCTTCCGCCAGCAGGGTCTTGACCTGCGTATCCGTCAGCACCTTGTTATATACCTGGAAGTCGTACACCGTACCGACAAAGAAACGGGACTTGCCAGCGACTTCGACGTCGTTGGCGTCGGTCCACGAAGCGCCGATGAGCAGGCTCTTGGAGACTGTCTTGCCGGTCCCGTAATTCGAGATGCTGTTCCAGGCCCCAAATGTTCCGTTCTGGGTCATGCGGTATGTGCCGCCCTTGATCTGAATGGCCAGCTGCAGCTTGGTGTTGTCCACCAGAGTATTCGATACGCCGGAAGAATGATAGACGTTGACACCGAAATTGCCTTTGTCCCAGGTGCAACCCAGGACACCGCGCTGATCGTTGCCACCACCATTGAAGCAGTCGAACAGCACAGCCGGAGAGCTGCCGGTGTATGTACCCGCCGCGACCGAGAACGTCGCAAGCAATGTCAGCTCCATGGCATCGTTCACGGTTTCGAACAGCTTCAGCCCAGTGTCAATGAACTCTTTCTTGGATTGTACAAAGGTCTTCTGCGCGGCCAGCTTATAGAGCGGAGTCGGCAGCGTATCGCTGGGGGTATCCGGTGTTCCCGGCTGGCTGGGCGTGACGGTAGTTCCGGACCCCATCCCCCATTCTGCTTTCAGAGCATTGTAGGTCGCCTGCATCGTGCCGTTTTTGTAGGCGGCATTCTCAAACAGGGCCAGAATGTAACGCTTTGCTGCATCCGAGATGCCGCTTCCGCCGCCCATGTTCGTCACGGGAAACACAAGGTTCAGTTTACCATCCTGAATACTTGCTGCGGCCTGTGCACCGGTGGTCACCGTGCCAATCGAAAGACCACCGGCATTCTTCATCTCTTCTGCAAGCTCAAGGATGGCGTCGTCCATGCCATTGAGCTGGGAAGCATAAAGGCGCTGCCCTGACCTGAAATTGTGTTTCTGATAGTCCATGTTTTGCACCTCTCATCGTCTTTATCCAAGCAGCGCCTCGTCGAAGATTGCCTCGTCCAGCACCGCAAATGTTCCGGAATAGACCGAATCGTTTTTCGCATCTTCCTTGTGGATGCTCTTCAGGCACTTCATCGAAGACGTCGTGGTGTTAAATTCCGCCACCAGCTCCTTCTCAGCATACTGCCGCATACACACGCTGAACTCCACCGTGCCGCTCACCTCGGCCGCCTGCGCGCGGATCAGCCAGGAAAACGTCAGGCTGTCGCCCTCAATGGTCAGGTCGGTGACATCGTAGTAATAGTTCTTACCCGCGGCATTGATGTAGTTGATGCGGGGCGTAAACGCCGCCAGGTCCGTCCCGCGGTAAAGCCGATCCATTTTGAAGTAGAGCCGGTTCACATCCTTGTCGCCCTCTGCACCGATCACGACAGCAAGGTTCGGGATGTCGATGATGCGCAGATTCTCATCAATGGTCAGGATCACCCGGTCAACCTTTGGGGCTTCCATTGCTGCAAAAAGTTCGTCTACCGTCGTCATGCTCTCACCTGCTCGATCAATACCGGGTTTGTCTTGATGCGGGTCACTCCGTTCTGGCCGATCAGCGCCACCTTGATGCTCTTGCCGTCCGTCACTTCGTCCGGCACCATGCACTCACCGGCATCGTTCACTGCCGCCGGGTACTGGTCGTTGAACAGCGCGATCTTCTTGGCGCCCAGCCAGTCCTGTTCCGCCATGCCAAAGTGGCAGAGCAAATATCCCTTCGTTCCGGCGATCACACCGGCAAAGCTTCCTTCTTTGCGCAGGCTCTGCCCGCTCACCGAGAATAAAAGCCGTCTCATTCCTCTGCCTCCTTGTCGCATGCAACATAAAGTCGCCATTCCAGCTCGCTGATCTGGTTCTTGATGGCGTCCATTGTTACCGAGCTCTGCGGCGGGTCAAACAGCAGCCGCACCTTCAGCGCTACATAACTCTTGACTGCTGCAAGGTCGGCCCGTTCCCCCGCAAAATCGCTCCACGTCGCCGTCGCGTCCGTAATGCAGAACGCATCCTTCGGCCCGACGCCCATCTGGTTCAGGATCATGAACACACTGTTGATGTGCATGATCAGGTCGGTGTCGAACACAGCATACTCCTCGGTCATCCCAAGGAGCTTCTTCACCGAGGTCAGTATACTTTCCATCTGTTCTCCTTTTTGCGCTTTATGCTTTTAGTCCGGGACGCACTTGTTATCCCACTTCTTGTAGACGTCCACATAGGTCTCACACTTGTCGCCGTTGTGGGTGATCTCGTAATACATCCCGTCCGATACGGTGGTGCTCGCCAGTGCCTTCCAGTTCTGTAACGTCTTGCAGAACCACACGATATACACATCCTCCAGCGTCAGTTTCTTGCCGTCGGTCACGTCCGCATGGGCATTGAAGTAGTCTGCTACCAGCTGCTTTGCGCGGTTCATCATTGCTTCGTTGTTCATTTTGTTTTCTCCCTTATTGCATGTAATCTTCCACACCGGCCTGAGCAATTGCCACGTTCGCCCATAGCATCGCTTCATCCAGTTTCGTCAGTGCCAGACTTCGTTCCCTGCAAGGGCCGATCTTGCAAAGCATCTGCTCTGCTTCCTCCAGCTTCGCGCGGATATCATTGCTGGTTTTCGTTTCCTTCGGTTCAAACGCTCGTCTCTGGTACATGTTCTTTCCTCCATGGGCAGGTGTCGCCTGATCTTCGTTCTCCGTCTGGCAGTTTTGCATTTTGACCCGTCCCGTAATGGATGGCTTTATGCGTCGCCGCCGAAACACAAATGGCGTTCTCCGGGTCCAGCAGTTTTTTGCTGTGCTGGAGGACATCTTCTTTTGTAATGGGGTTCAGATGATGAATCGAGATCTTCGGCCGGATCGCTTTTCCGCCCTGGAGCACCCAGTCCGTGATCGGGCGGCCTTCGCATCCCAGGTCACAGCCGTTGTCCCTCACGATGATCCGGTCCCGGAACTGCCGCCACTCCTTCGATTGATAAAACGCCTGATTCAACCACCGGTCAAACCCGAACGTGTCTTTCCCGACTTCCCCGTGCAGCTCCAGATACTTCAGCCGCTCTTCAAATGTCGCCAGCTGGCATAGTTCCGTGTAACTCTTCATCTCAGCTCCCCCAAACCTGCCGTCATAAGGATCAGCACGATAAGCATGACCATCTCACAGAGTTTGGCGATCCAATGCCCGATGTTGTCCGCTGGGCTTGTATCATCGGTAAATGCGTTCACCGCCGTTAGAATACAGCACAAAAACTCCATCACAATGATCAAATCGTTTACTCGTATCGTGATTACATTCATCTCGTCACCTCAGCCAGCCAGATGCTCGCCACGATGCAGCACCCAATACAAACCGGAAAGATCACCTGCCAGAAAAAACGGGTGCTGTTATCCCTGTCACTGACCAGCATGGCCAGAATAACGAGTACCCCAACCACCGCAAAAGCTCCGGCCTGCGTAAGAAACTCAGTTGTCCACATACTCGTCATCCTCGCCAAGGCCGTTGTACTTCCGCATCGCCTGAATGGCATTTGCGTACAGCTCTTCCGAGTTCTTTGCATTCTGCAACGTCTCTGTTTTCGCCCGCAGCAGCTTGTTTTCCTCTTCGAGCTTCTTCTTTTCAAGGTCCGCTTTCGTCGTCGCCAGCTTCAGAAAATGAGTCGTCTCGGCGCTGGATGCCGTACCCTCGCGCAGCCGCTTCTCCACCAGCTTCATCGCAAGGTTGATCATGTAATTTTCCTGTGCTTCCGGAGATGATGCTGGCCGGGCCGAAGCCGCAGCCGTTTCTCCGGGCGCGTTTTTCTTCGGTTTCATCCGCAATCCTCTTTTCGCACATATATAATAAGGTTTACGCTTTTGCAAGGGTTCATGGGAGGTGTCAGGAGTAGCAGCGAGGCTCATCATTTGAAAGGAGAAAATGAAAACAAATGCCTTCCGTCGCAAAGGTAAAATGGACAAACTCGATCATGAACAATGTTAATTTTGGAGGCTTAACATCATGAAACCCAAAAGGAGGAACGATCTTCCTCCCATGAGCCCTTGCAAAAACCGCCGAAGCCGTAGTCTACTCCCCACAGCCTCGGCGATTGTCTTTCTTTTGTTCCCGCTTGACTTGGAATATACTTATCTGTATACTTGTTCTGGAGGTTTAACATCTTAACAGACTCGTTTATTCTGTTTGAAAGGTGGTGATACAGAATGAACGATACTTTAGAAAAAGTTATAACCTTGAAAAGCGATTATACAGTCGTCAAAAATGTTTCAGTAACTCGTGAAGATTGTCTCCGAAACATTACAATGTCTTTAGAGCAGCTTGTGACTGCTTCTATGGACACGGAACAAAAGCAGTAAAATATAAAAACACCAGTATTCTCAATGCACGGCGAGGATTCTGGTGTTTTTTCTTGTTCTTAAAGCCCAAATATCAATTTTCCCTCCGGGGAAATATCAAAGACCGGCGCGATTTGAGAGGGGGTGTCATTTTTGAGACCCCCTCCCTATGCCTTTATGCGCTTTCTTTGATGGCGTCCTCGTCTTCGAGGGTGAGCTTGAGCTTTTTATAGATGTTTATCGGATCATTCGCAACGATTTTGTCAATTGCGCGCTCAATTTCATAGGCATTTTCATTGTCTGTGAATTGAGAGGACGTCTCTGCCAGCCGCATAAGCAGACCAGAAGAGTTATAGCCATGATCTGTATCGTACCGATACCACTGATCGAACTGGTCATACGGATTGTATGGGTTGTCGATCGTAGTCAAAAAGCATCGAACCATAATTCAAAGCCTTTCTGAAATGTTTTATTTATTGAGCGCACTATAAACCGTAGATTCTGGTACGCCGCAAGCCTGCGCGATTTCTTTGTACGTGTATCCGCTGCGGAGCATCGCTTTTGCTTTGCTCATCTTAGCAGAAGACATAACAGATGTCGTTTTCGGCATTGCGCGCTTTACGATTTCGTCAGAATCCGAAGAATTCAAGAATTTCGTCAACATGTTGTCCGAAATTGCGCCAGCTTGAACAGCTTCCCATTCTTTATCAGTGAACGTGACCTTGGATTTGCGGCCACTTGCACCAACAGAGTCACGGGCACGCTGCATCTCGACGGATGAGATCTTCTTGATCTCTTTCTTATCAATCGCAGGGTTCAGACCCTGTTCCTGAATTTTAGCCTTGATGTTGGCATTTGCGATAAGCATCGCCTTGCGCTCTTTTGGCTTGTTAGCGATCATATTGTTGTACTTTTCTTTCAGCGAAGCTACTTCCGTAGCATAGGTCTTGGCTGCTTGCGGGTCACGCTGAATGCCCTTCATGTTCACTGCCTCTTTGCGGGCCTGATTAGCCATCGCCTTCAGCTTATTGGAGAAGTCTGCATACAAGTTCTCCTGGATTGTACCAGAAGACAGCGTGCGTGCATCCTTCGTCTCGGAGATCAGGCTGACTGTGTCCTCGGCCAGACGCTCCCTCCCTGTCTTGGGGTCTGTAAATGTACGCCCACTCTCCTTGTAGATGTACTCGCCGGATTCCTTATCCACGCGCACACTTCCGCGGCGTTCGGGAACGCGGACTGTCTGCTTACGGCGAGACAGCAGTGTAGATGCACCGCCATACTTCTCGTTGCCTTCTTCGTCTACACGGATCTGCCACTTCTGCTTCAGCTCTTGGATGCCGTTCTCTCTCTCGGAGCGCTTATAGTCCAACTTATGCTTCTCAGCATCGATGACTACCATCGAGTGCTTCACCGCACGGGCCAGTTCTTTCTCATCGGCACCCCGAAGCGTCATGTCCGTAATCAGGTTCGAGATGATGCCCATCTCTTTCTGCTTTTCTTCCTTTTTCATAAGGCGCACATGATTGGGATTGCCTTCGGGAACCGCATAAGCAGTCTTAGGATCAAAGTCTTTCAGGTCATCGAGCGGACGAGTAGACTTGATCTTGACTTTGTCGGACATGGGAATAGCCATAACGGTATCGCCATCAAAGTCAGCACCAGACAGACGCTCTGCAACCTTCGCATTGATGCCAATGGCATCCTGGATCTGGCCGAGATTGCGCTTGCCGTGCAGGTTCTTATTGTTTACAGTAACAATAGGAATCTCAAAAGTGCCTGCATGAGGGTAACGAATCAGCGCGAGCTGCGTACCATTCTCGTAAGTCGGGCAGTATGCCTCCGTTTCCTTGATCTTATTGATGGGAAGAATGACCTTGGTAGACTGTCCAGGGAATGCCGATGCTTTCAAGGTCATCGAGGTGCCTTCGCAGGTATCTGCAAAATCATTGAGCAACTTCTTCTTGACCGTCGGATTATCGTACTGCATGATCTCATCATACTGCGCCTGATAATCTGCAACGGTAAGTTTCAGCTGGTTCTCAATCAGCTTCTTCGGTTGCTTGGATAGAAACTGAGAAGAAATGTTGCGGGACATCGTATCCCAATCACCTTCTTCTTTCAGTTTGTTGATAGGTGACAAATGTTCTTTACCATCCGCACCGATGTACGTACTTTGGCCATTCGCTTTGATAGCTGCACCAAACGGGTTGTCGGGGTCAGCTTTTGCCTCCTTCAAAACCTTCATTTTGGGAGTTCCCGAAGGCTTATTGGTATTGAACATGATGTCCACACCATCCGGAAGGTCGTCTGAATAAACAGCCATGCCCTTCAGGTAATGATCGCCATCTACAAGGATGCGAACCTGCGCATAATGGCTCTTGCCAAAGTCGAGATCGGGTACACCACGGCGAATTTCCATGACGCCGTCCTTATCCAGGCCGCCTTCATCGCCGTATCGAATTGCAACGCGGTTGGAATCTAGGCTTGCCGGACGCTGAAGCTTCGTAAAGGTGTCACCACCATCATCGCTATGATAATCACCCAGCGAATCAATTTGATCCTGGTGCTGATAAGCATACTTCTGGTCATATTCAGGCTTTGCAAGCACCGTGATATTGGTCTGCTGACGAACATTTGTCGGCTGCCGAATACCAACGCCGTAACGCTTATAGCCATATTCTGCTTCCAGAATATATGCCGCTTCATCCAGCTTGCTTTCGGACACGCCCAGAACCTGGTTGGCACCTTCCGAAATATCGATCATGCCTTTCTTGTCTACTTCTTTTCTCAAAGTTTCGGCAATTTTTTCAGCTTGACTTGCTTTTTCGCCAATTCCGTTATTGTATTTGGATCGGACGCTCGACTCACTCATGCCGAGCTTATCTCCGATGGCTTTCCAGCCCAGGCCGTCATCCTTTAATGCACGAATCTGATCGTACTCCAGAGCCTTGCGGTCGTGGCCCGCCTTCTGTAAAGCAATGCGGAACTCCGTAAGCCCCATTTTATACTCGTCCGGCATGCCGTTATTGATGGTTTCAAGAATATTTTTCTCAGACAGACCGTTTTTCTTCAATTCGTTCACACGCGAGAGAAAGTCGCCAGAATGCTGGTATGGAGTCTTGCCAGAGCCCCACGGATAGCGACCGGAATGACGTTTGGTGCCATAGTGCTCCAAAACGCTTTCGTTGGAAGGAATGCCAAAATAGGTGCGGACATCTTTCTCGATCTGGTTCATGCTACTGCTCCTAACTTCAATTCTGCAATTACCTTATCAAACTCGCGAATCTTCTCGATGATGGGGTCAATATCCTCATAAGTAGGATTTTCGATCCAAACATCGTCATTCTGGTAGATACGAGCCTCAAACTGAATATCTTTCGGTCGAATCCCGTATTCCATGCAGAACAGAGCAGCATAAATAAAGAGCTGTTCCATATGTGCAGGAACAGCTCCGGTTTTAAGATCATGGATGCGGAGAAGATCGTCGTTGAACGAAATCGCATCTGCAGTTCCAAAGCAGTTCTCACTGTAGTAGAGAACCATCTCAGGAATCATGCGAAAGCCAATTGCGTCATTGACATAGGCATTGAGCGTCTTTTTGCTTTTGGGCAACTTCTGCCGGAGTGTAATGCACTCTGCTGCAAATGCGTGAAGCCTCGTGCCTTTTTCTTTTGCTTGAAAGCTCAAGTACGCATCGGCCAAACGCTGTGCGTCGTAGTTGAGCCAATGATACTTACTGGCTCCGAGGAAAGCATGCTGCCCCGTGAGCCTCGAATGATCGTTCCATTGCATTCAGAACTTCCTCCTTGTTTTCGGGATAGATGAAAGCTGCAAAGCTCATCTCGCCGAACTGCTGGACATAGTAATCCTGGTTTGGTCGATGAGATGCAGTTGCCGAACGTTTGCCTTCCAAAGCTGCCCAGGTATGCTTATAAAGAACCAAGAGGTCAGGATATCCCTGTACCTCGTTCGGGTCTAAATGAACGACCTTGCAACCGGGAAAGCGTTCTTTCAGCTCTTTCACCAATCTTGTTTTGAATTTGTTTTCGAGCATTGTTCAACCTCCAAAAATAAAGAGAATGGTGCATTTGAGACACACTCTATTCTCCTCATAAAAGAGGATGTTTTTATCGCGGTGGTTTTTGTGAAAAAATGTGAATTTCTGTGAATTTTGGACAAAGAAAAAGCCCCTGCGTTTTTCACGCAGAGGCAATGCTCATGAATGTTAATATCTGTCAAACAGTTCTTCGGGACCGCAGTGCATCGGAAGGCTTTCATATTTTCGCTCGCCATAATCGTCTTGTATAGAACCCGCATCGCAGTTATAATCATATGCTTCAGGGCCATGGGATCTATACAAATCGTCATATGAATAGCACATCTCACAGTGGTCGCATTTCCATGTTTCTGGTCCGACATGCGTAAGGTGCTGACCGCATTCGCATACGGGAGCTTTAGCATGAAGCTCTACAAATTGATTAGCGCGGCAATCCACACGATTACCATCCCGATCAGTTGTCCACCATTCTTCAAAAGCCATACAAAATACCTCGTAGAATCAGAAGCGTTACGTTCGTACACTGTGGTTCTATGATACATCCATGGGCAAGTTTTTTCAAGCCCAAAATAGCACTGGCCAAAAACCCGTTTTTCAGCGTCAATTACTATATATAATTTTTCATTTTTTTCATTAACTAAAAGAAAAAAGTGGGTTTTTGGCCAAATTGCATAATTTTAACGAATTATCGTTATTTTTTGTGGCCATTTTTTCTAAAATTTTTGGCCACGAACTGGGTTTTTGGCCACGAAAATGACAAATTCCGACGTTTTATCACAAAAATTCACAAAAAGCGGCAAATGAAAATGGGCAGTAGACAAAAACTAAACATATCTTTACATAAATCTACTAATTAGCACACAGAATAGTGCAACACCCAAACAGATAGACATTAACGTTATGAATTGCTTACCAGCTTGCTCTTCTCTTTTTGTATAAGCTTCCATCCTTTTAAGCTCCAGCTCTTTCTCAGCCTTCACTCGCTGGACTTCCGCTTCATTTACATACCGGTGCGTCTCCTGATAGTCATCCAACCGAACCTTCGTCCCACAGAACTCGCAAAACATAAAGTCCCTGTTGTCGTCTTTCACTGTCAGTTCAGCACCGCAGCTAGGGCATTTTACCGTCCGTGCCATAAAAGCACCTCCTCATTGAACTTGGTATAAGAATATCATGGAGACTCACCATCGTCAAGATTTACGGTGGCAATTCCCAAATAATCGTATTAAACCTTTTCATTATTTCACATCCCACTCAATAATAACATTGTTCCAACTCGCACTGTATCGTTTGTCATTGATTTGGACTTTAATCCTATGATCGGTTGAGCTCATCCAGAACACATCACCATTGCCTTCTACGTACACATCCCTAGTGTTCGGATAGTAAATTGTAATGTGATACTCCTGCTCGTCGCTCGTGATACTCCTGCTATAAGCCCGTTTTGAGCATCCGCACAACCAGATACTCAGACACAGCATCAGCGTACACCAAATCAGGCATATCGCTCGATCCTTATTACTCATAACTCATCAGCCTCCTTGCCGCTGCGTAGAGGAATTTCTTAACCGACCATGTATTCACCGCGCAGTTTCTCCAATTCCGGATTCGGATACTCTCCTGCCCTGAACTCCATCATATCCATTGCCCTACGAAGTCTCCGATCCGCAGAACCTGGACTACAGCTGAACTTATCTGCCAGATTGCACTCAATATCTGCCAGCGAGATGAATTGATGAACCTCCAGGTCGTGAATCACCAGTTCAATTGCCTCGCCCAGCAAGTCTCCGCCAAAGGTAAGCACAGGAGCCCTCATCTGTATGAGAAAATCATACGTTTTCTGCTGCATTTCTTGCCACCACATCCTTTCCCACTCAGGTTTTCATAATAGCATTTGCGGCATGAACCAGATATGTGGTACCGTCAATCGTGATTTGCAGCTGATCACCTTCGTAGTCAGTCCAGTTATCTACCTTACCTTCGATGATAGTTCCATCGGGCAGCTTAATCTGTGCCCAGGAGTAGGTAAAGGTCGTATCGAACATCTTATAGTTGCCACAGCTGCACAGAACCACACAGCCCACGAGCATCATCAGGCATGCGACAACGCAAATAATACGATTTTTCATAGTTACTTCTCCACGCTTTCCTTTCCCGTCTGGTCATCCTCCGGCCAGTATGTGTAAATATCATCGAACACCACCGGGATCTTGCTCTGCAGTTCCTTCAGCAGCGGGCACATCAGCTCACGCATCTGAGGATGAGCTGCCACAGGAGTACGCAGCTTGAAGATGTTGCGCCACTCACGGTAATTGGCAGTCACCACGATTTCGGTCTTCAGGCACAGCGGCAGCACGCAGCGAGCCTGTTCGGGACGCATACCGTTAGCTATCATCAGCTTGTAGTCCTTTTCGGCATAAGTCATAGCTTCCAAGAACGAGCTTTTGATCGTAACCTCGCTATCGTTCAGTTCGCAATACTGCTCACCACGGACATAGGACGGCCAGATGAACGTAAGCTCATTGCCAAACTTCTCCTTCGAGTAGTTGCAGTACCGAGTGCTCTCCTGCGCAAAGCTCGCAATGCGGTGCCGCACCAGCTCATTGGCAATGGCCCGGTCACAGGTAAACAGCACGGACAGCTGAGAATGCTCCAGCATAGCCTCATGCCCCTGCTTCACCAGAAAGCCCACCAGCTTCTTTGCCGACTCACCGTCCGGCGTGATCTTATCCTCGCTCTTGTAGCAGACACGGGCCACCCGCTCGATCTGCTGCAGTTCCTTGATGCCGCCCTCAGAAATATCAGTGAGGATTTCGTACTTAGGTTCAATGATTTTCATAATTAAATCTCCTTTTCATCAGTGAATCCACCATTTCGAGCTGACTGAAGCTCTTTCCGTTGCCCCTTTGTGGAACTATGTATCCGAGATGAGCCATTTGTTTATGGTCACAGGATTTCACTTTGGGGCACTTCTGGCATTTTGGAGCAAGAATGGTAATCGCTCCAAAGTCTTCGTTCATAAACTATCCTCCCGCTTCAACTTACACTCCCAGTCGCCGCAGATATCTCCGCAAGCAAACTTCTTTGCAATATTCATGCCTTTACGGATAGCCTCCTGCTTATTTTCTGCTTTGACCACGAAACCCTGATGCCCGCCACCATTGTCCGTGCACTCAAACCAAAATGTGTACATCTTCATATAAAATCCTCCAAAATCGAGTCAAGCAGAATCTCCAGCACCCGGTTTATGCCCGCCACCACTCGATATGGCCACGGTTCTTTCGGTTCCGCCCGGACAGGGTTATCAGACTTTCTCAGCGCACCATAGAGCCACCTGTCGAACTGCCCAAGTGAAATATCATTCTCCATGCACCATTCACGAGCATCTGCGTAGCTAATGTCACCATTCATGCAAAGCTCGACCGCATCACGCAACTTAGCGTTCGGCTTGATCAGGATAACTTTTTGAAGCTCGTAATCCTCAAAATACAAGTCCTCGCGTGACCCGTCAGACCTGCGAATAACTTGTGCATAAGCTTTGCCATCCGCATAAAGAGTCGTAATATCCTCATCAATGTCAATTCGAGGACAATCGTACCTCCATATGGCCTCGGCAACTTCTTCATAGTCAATCATATCGTACCTCACAGCATAATCCGGAACAAAATTAACCAAATTATCTTCAGCGTGAACGCAATAATGATCAGCCACGCGCAGATGGCCGCTGTCGCCGCCAGCAAATGCCCAAGGAATGTACCAATCTTATCCCAAATATCATTCATCCTTATCAACCCTTTCGAGACCTGTAAAATATCCAATGCCAATATGACCACCATCGCAATGATGAATTGGGCGGAACGCCATCAGACCGGCCAGATTGTTCTTTGCATCTTCGGGATTACAGTAGGGATGCCCATCGTTAAATTCCTTCTCGCAAAATCGGCACTTGTAAGTCGGATAATAAAATGTCTTCACCCCACACACCTCCTCGCAGCATCCACCCGGCACTCCGCAGCGTTCAGCTCGAAGATAGCAGCCGTGATAAACTCCGGATCACAATTCTCAAAGTGGTTCCGGGCCACCTCAAGATCCCGCATGGCATCTTTCAGCGTGTTGACTGTCGAAATCATCGGCTCTGTCCAGAATATCTTTTTGACGAAATCAACGATTTTGCGCAGCATTTCTACACCTCCACATCTTTGTGACCTGACGAGCCGTGAGCCAGCCATCAACATCATCATGGCCAAGCGCCTGTCTGCCCATCACCTCGATAAGCCCCTGCTCAAAGCCATAGGAACCCCAACCCCAAATGCCATCCCAGATACGATTTCCAGCAGCATCATATGCAATAATTTGCTCACCACCATCATGCCGTCCGCCCGGAAGATACTCCTGACAGTCTGGTCTGTCCATCTCTGGCCAACGACGTCCATAAGTATGCGGAACCTTAGCGTGCTTCAGCAGAATATCTAGCTTCTGCATCTCGGTCATGTAATTCCAAACCCGGAGTTTCCAGGTTTTCTTAGACATGTTTCTCATTTCTGCATTTCCTTTCGTCAGCCTCCATGGTCTTTGCGATTTTATGCTGAATATAAAGCACACAGCCAGCCTGACTATCACACCCGAATGAAGCCAATAGTCCAGCAATAGCATTCAAAGAGTTCAAATCCTCTTCAGCAAATATCATTTAGCGTTCACCGTTCCTCCTGATACTCTACAATTTTTGTCACTTCGCTCTGAACCCGGCATAAGAAATCAAACGCACCGAAGCAACCGCATTCCGCCAATGCCTCGGCGATATCGCCCAAATTATCCATATCGGTTCTTGTGAGATTAACTTGAGGAATAACTTCAACGTTCTCCTCTGCGATAAATGGGGTATAGTCCCCACAATGGCAGCATTTAATGTTCATGTGTTGCATACAAGCATCTTCCTTCAATGATAAAAATAAAGAGCCGCAGATTTCTCCATGGCTCTCGCCTTTGAGTTAATTGTTCTCAATGTTTTTCAACTGCTTTTCGATTTCTTTGGCTCCCATCGTAAACATCTTGCCAAACAAGTTCCTTTCATTTTTCTCGACATATTCCAAATAGCCAAGAGCACCACCTTCAGCGCACATGATGTGCTCGGTCGCATACCCAAGTGCCACGCCTGCTCCTTCACCGTGCCAAATGCCTAACTTCCAAATTGCAAATGCACCAATGTAAAGCACTCCCGCCTTTGCCATAGTCGTCATGAATTTGTTCATGTTCATAATTCGTACCTCCAAAATATAATTTCGAGACTAATCATCTCATAAAGGAGCCCGTTATTTTCGCGTCTTCTCCTCAAACTTCGCGGGCTTCACCGTACCCTCCCGCGCGCACTCCGTCAGGCACTCATTGCAAGGCTCATCCGTCTCCAGCACCCTAAAGTTCTTGCACTTCGGGCAGTAAGTAGCATAGTCCACTTCACGCATCCAGTCATTCATCAGACTTCATCTCCTCCACAATACCATGAGCCACTGTCTTTTTACAAATAGGGCAGTATGAAAGTTTCATATAGGAATCATGCAAATGTGGTGCATTATTCCATACTTCTTTAGGTACTCTGTGCGTATCGCCACATTGCAGGCATTTAATGCGCACTATATCTAGCGGTTTTACTACGAGATGCTTCTCCAGAAGCTCTAGGTTACACTTTGTGCTAAACCTATCATCCAACTCCGGATGGGTCTCCCGCTGGTTCAATGCCCAGAGCAGGTTCCAGCAGGCAGCACGCAGGTGGTCCTCATCGTCCATACCGACCATGTACTTTGCCAGATGCCGAGAAGCACTGTCCAGAAGCGAATGCAGCGGGATGCCCTTATCCACATTGTGTTCCCCGTACTTCAGCGCACCTTCCTCGCAGTGCTTGCTGACTTCCATGATGCCATACCAAGGCAGAAGATCCATCCGCCCCTTCCCTGCGTGCATGTCACGTTTTGCACCAGTTTCAAATTCGGTGCGATCTCCAGAATCTTTAATCATTTCCTTTTCCTCCATGTGTAATAAACAGCGTAAAGCTGGTTGTGTTCTTTTAGTCTATTGACAATTTGTTTGCCGATTTCGATATGCGCTCTTGGAGCAAATAATTGTTCTGGAGCATTGATGCAACAGTAGCGCTCACTGAAAGGAATATGTTTTTCGCTTCGATCAACCAAGAAACGACCTGTAAAAACAACGTCATCTCTGATGCAGAGATATTTCCAAATAGCAGACAGTGGGCTGCTGTCGTAAGGAACAAATGTCGCATTGTGCTCTCCAAAGTGCGTTACACGATGGCAATTAGCATTGATAACTTTGACAAGCTTCTTTCTGATTTTCTTTGAAATATTTCCCATTAGCAGAACCTCCTGATTCTCCCCTGCATAACCTTGTTGGGAATATCCAGCCACCGGATTTTGCATTTGTCCTTGTAGTCAGGACGCAACTTCTGTAGAATCGTCTTCAATGGCTGCCCCTTGATTTCTTCAATCAAGTCCATGAGACAAGCCGTTACTTTCTCGAAGTATTCTGCAATCGCATTTAAGGCATCTGCTATTTTCTCAGCAGTAAGCCTTAAAGAATCATAAATATCGCGCTTGGCACCGGTTTCAAATTCGGTACGGTCGCCAGAGTCTCTAATCATCAGTCTTTTCCTCCAAGTTCTCTTATGCGATTTGAAAATGCTGCTCGCACAGATATGAGCGAGATAAAATGCAAGAAATCTTTATCAGTACGCATTTTTACGATGATAGCAGCGCATAAAGGATTCACTTTGCAATATTCTACAATTTCCGTATGGTATTTTTCTTTTTGTTTCTTTAATTTCTCAACATCTGTGCAGATGCCAAGGTCGTGTATACTTTCGATCATGTCGTACCTCCATAAAATTTCCTTTCGTTAAACGCCTTCTTCGAGTTCAGGGCTCTCGAAATCGCAAGATCAATACCGCTCCTACTCTTCAGGTGGTAATACCAGAGATCCTTGTACGGCGTGTTTAGCCGGTCGATACGCCCAGACGCCTGTTCCATGATCTTGTAGGAGTAGTTCTGACTGTAAAATATAATTGTATCTGTCTTGATACAGTTCCAACCTTCTGCCCCGGCGTTATATTGTACGAGATAGACCCATCGCTCTCCATCCGGAATCGGTTGATGCTTATGCCCGTTCCATTGTGCTACTTCCACGCCTTCGTCATAGGCCAGATTCAGCAGAATATCCAGCTCATAGTCAAAGTTGTAGAAGATGATGACTCTGGGCCGGGTCATGCAAATATCCAGCACTTCCCGCTGGCGGCTCTCATCCGAATTGACGAGCTTCCGCAGCAGATAGCAGAACTCGCTGGCTGTCTCGATTGGCTTGTTCTCCCAAAGATTCCACCGGTTCTTGCAGATTGACATGTATTTCATCTTGTCATAATCTACGAAAATATTTTCATGGTGAGACACCGTCGAACGTTCAAAATCCATATCGACCAGGACCCGTTCCCGCAGCCTTACCAGACGCTGGGTATTCAAATATCGGTCGATCTTCGGATACTTTGTGCAGAATTGGCTATAAACCACATGCTGGTTATTGAAGTCTGACCGGTTACGGTAAAATCCATTTGCAATGAACACCGGAATATAATCCGTCCAGCAATCGCCGGGGGTCGCGCTGAGCAATATCCATTCATTGCTCTGCGTGATTTTCAGGAAAGCCTTTACCCATGTGCCCTTCCCGACGACTCGCTGCTCGTCGAATATAAAGAACGAATTCTTTACACCAACGTATTTTCCAATGTTATTCCAGGAATCTACAACGACGGTATGCTCGTAAACATCATGCTCTTTATCCGTAGACATGTAGAAATGGGCCAGTTCTTCATCCCATTCGCCAGTATCTCGTTTCCGAGCGGTCGTGATGATGTACAAATCCGGTGGTTCTGTCATCTTAACGTAATTTTCCGTGTTCACTATCCCATCAAATAGCGTATAATAGAACGCCAAACTGGTTCTCGATTTTCCGCTTCCTACGCCTCCACATAAGATGCAGCCAATTTTCATCCGTTTGAGTGCATCCAGCTGGTAGTCGTAGAGCGTTACGCCTGCCATCAGTGTAATTACCTCCATTCCGTGTGCACATGGATCGAAGTTTTTCTACAGTGATTTTCGTAGGCCAGCAGTGCGATAGTCGCCTCCTGTTCGTCTTCGCCTTCACCATAGACTGTGTAAGCAAAAATCTCCTTGCCGTTTTTCGTAAAGACCTTCCACTCTTTCTTAGTAGAGTCCGTGCTTTTTGCAGTAGGACGCATATTGCAAGCCCTCCTTATCAGCTTCGCGCATGATATCCTGAAGCGTGAGTTTCTTCGGCTTCGGTTCGTCTTTTTTCAGGAACCGCGCCTTTCTGCATTTCTCGCAGTACCTTTGGCCCGGATAAACGGCGTACATCATCACCCCACAATCCATACACGGCTTGTCAATCTTCCAAACTTTTGCCATGAATATCAGTCTCCTTTTTTGAGCATTTGCGAGTCATGCGGGAATCGAACCCACCGTACAGCCCATGCTAATGACTCAAATAAAAGAGCCGCAGATTTCTCCACGGCTCACGAAATTATTGCGATTACTGCTTCGGCTTCATGCACACAATCTTTTACCGTCCTCGTCCTCAAGCAGACCATAGCAGCGGCGAAACATCCTGGTGTATTTCTCGATCATCTCAACCGAAAGAGAGCCAAAGTCATCTTCGGTCAAGCCTACAATCAGAAATGTACCAACTACATAGTCGTACATCTGAGCGTCAGCATTATAAAGCGGCCGGTTGAACTCCAAGCCCATGAGTTTGCCCTCATCATTACAAATAAGAGCAACTTTGTCGTCCCACGGGTAGGTTGCTTGAATCAAGCCGCCAACCTCTTTCTGCAGAGATTCCAACGAGCCATCAATGTCGATGACCTCCGGTCGGCACATCGGTTTGATACGCAATACTTTCATAGTTCTTCTCCTTTATTAAAAATATAAGTCTGAGCTGCTGCCTCTGAGAACGCCATTTGCGACGTGGGCACTCACCGGCTGGTCCATTCAACGGAAGACTAACTCCTGCACTCAGAAATATCATTTAATAAATTTCGAGGTTTGCGAGGCGTGCATCACGACGCTTCTGCTCGATGATGTCGGGAGCAACATAGCTGACATTCACCAGATAGGACGGGATGCCGTAGTTCTTTGCAGCGAGGTTCTCGATGATGCAGCCACGGTAGCCCTTATCCTCATCGTAAATGCCGATAAAGCGGTCTGCTTCCGACAGTTTCTTGATGCTCTCACCAAGATACCAAAGAGCCATGTTGGTGTTTTCAGGAGGATCATCCTCGAAATAAGTCGGGATAACTTCCAGTTCTTCACCAAAGACAGCTTCTGCAATCTTGTGCATCTGCTCCATGGATGCTTTGATGGCGCATTCCGTGCGGTTGCGCATAGGAACACTGATAAACAGTTTCTTCATGTGCTCCTCCTTAGAACGGCATATCGTTCGGATCGTTAGGCTCGGCCATGTCTGCTTCCGGTGCGGCATAGCGCGCATACCGTTCCGCATACGGATCGGCATCTGCATCCTGCTCGACATACATGACATCCGCATACAGGCTGTACTCGCCCGGAGTGTTGCGCTTCTCCACGAGATTGGCCTGAACGCAGACATTCTTGACCCGAATAAAATCGAGTTGACCGATCGTATCAATGTCACAGAGCAGGCGCTTGCCGGTGGTAGTGATCCAGTACACGTGCGGCGGCCACTTGGATTCCATGTTGATAGTGACCGGAGCAAAGTAGGTCGGCACAAACGGCTCGTCGTAGGTGCGCTCAGGATTCGGCTTGGTCTGCTTGACCTTTACGCCCAGAGATACCAGATAATCCGCCTGCTCCTGCGTGGGGATGACCACGTTGACCCGACGCTTGTCCGAACCAAAGCGGTCGCGGCTGGGGTCACCAGAGAAATTGGTGGCATAGATGAAACGTGTATCGTCAATATTGACTTTCTGACGCTTAGTGTACATAAATATCAGTCTCCTATTTTTACTTATTGACTTTCTCTTCGAGAATTTCAAGATTGGCAGTAAGCGCTGCCATTTTAAGAAGCATGGTCACGCTGTTACCGTTTGCTGAGGCAGCGATAAAGTCTTTCAAAGCCTTATTGGCCTTGAAAACATACTCTTTCAGTACATCCTGATTTGCGGATCGATCCGGCGAAACAACAGTGCTTGGGCACTTATACTCGCTCTTCTCAATCCATGTCTTGATTTCCTTGTAGAAATCATCGCTGTTGCTGGCGCAGCGCTTCGCAATAGCCATGGTCAGTCCCTTCTCAGGGTCAAACCCATCCTTTACATTGCACTTCACAACGGTTTTGCTACCATCCGTCCAGAACACAATGGTTGCGGGGGGATTGAAGATCACATTCTTGATACTTGGTGCAGTCATATTGGTTTCCTCCTTCTTTTTGGCTGCCTCTTCCATCACACAGTCAGCCCAGTGCATGTAACGCATAGAATCGAGCACCGACCCTTCCCGCTTCCGAATACGCCAGTCACCCTGACGGTCACGCAGAAGATCACCCGGATTGAACTGGAACGTTCTTCCGTCTTCCAGCTCAATATTCATTTGAACAGAACCCAGTTTAGTGTAAAAGTTATTGACAAACCCGATATGATGGCCATAGGGGTCATACAAACTTCCATGACACATAAAATATCACCTCACTTCAAAATTTCTTGCAGCTTCATCCTGAATATCATTCCAGGGAGGAGTCCCAGAATCATCGGCGGCGAACCATTCGAAGTCGCCGTATTTGGAGATCTCATCGACAGCTTCATTGACTTCCTTGTCGAAGTATGCCTTGTCGATATCGTCCTCCATGTGGAGTGAATAGACCGCCTCGCTTTCCAGCCAACGGTAATCCTTTGCTCCGGTCACAGAAGCATATTTCCGTTCACCGGTATCACTCAGGCCCGCTTCCCGCAGCAGCAGAGCACCACCCTTTCCCGGAATAATGGGGCAGAACTGACCGACACGTCCCACAAAAATATAATTGTGTTCGCCTTCGGGCAGGTCCTCATTTTTATCCAGATAGATGGCACCCTTCGACACAGTTTTGGTCTCGCAGAGGTCAGGAAACTCGATGGGTTCCTTCGAGAAGAGCGTCTTGAAGACATACGGCACCTGGAACTGTGTACCGGTGGCAGTCCATTTTCCGCCTTTCTTCTCGTTCTTTTCGGGAATATAACCGTACTGCGCTTTTGCCGTATCCGCATCGAGATACTTTGTAATATAAACGGCGTTGTTCACCAGGCACATCTTTTCATAGGTAGCCTCGTGTTCAAACGTGTACCCGTACTTTTTCGCAAAGTTCATGCAGAAGTCGATGATTTCAGGCGTGGCATCCGGGATTTTGATGGAATCCGTCTTGATGTGTGCCACGGTGAAACCACGCTGCTGCACCTCGTCCTGCAACGTGCGCATGAATAAAGCCCCTCGAAGCGCCACAATGTTGTTGACGTTCTTGGGGTTGCGGAACGGGTTGTCAAAGGTCGCGCTGGTCATCCCGTACACCATGTTGATGGCGATCTTCAGCGCCTGTGTCAAGGCTTTTGCCTGGCCAGGGTCATCCAGATACTTCGCAAGTTTTCCTCCGAACAGCTTCTTGGCCTTGTCGTACTCACCATGCTTTACATGAATACGCACGTCCATCAAGTCGCTGAACTGCTTGGTGTACTCGCCAAAGTAATTCATGGCCACTGCCGAATGCGGATGCATGGATGCTACGTCCAGCAGAGCGATGTTGTGGTACATCCCCGGCTCGGCATACACATAGCCGCCCATGCCGAGGTCGGTGCCGCGGAACATGTTGTGCATCTTTCCGTCATCACCGCGTACCCATTCGTAACCGGGAAACGCATTGATGATGTTCTGATCCGTCAAAATATCAGGCTCAACTTCCACCACCGAATCCGATTTACCTGTTGCCAGGTCGGTGTAGACCAGCTTCGGATGCTTCTCCCGCCCAAATATAATTCGGGCGGTTAGGCTGTTGGTCGTGTCGTTGACTGTCATTCCGGCAAGGTCTGCCAGAATCTCACGCGCAATGAAGTCCGCCTGCCGGTCTTTCGAATAGAACAGCGCTTCCGTTGCCAGAACGTCGTTGTCGCAATACTCCGCAACTTTGTCCCAAAGGCTCTTCGGCACCGGCTGGTCCCAGGGCAAGCCAAGCTCCTGATGGTGGATGCCCAGCTCGATCTCGAACTTCTTCAGGCTCTGTTTCTTCGATGAGAAGTCATAAATATCCGTATAGGATAAGTTATAGGCCTCACCAAAGAAGCCCGTATGCTGGTTGATGATCTGGTTCGACAGGGCGTAGATCTGCTCATTGGACATTCCCAGCATTCGTGCCCAGAGAATATGGTTGTCGTACTTGCGGTTGTTGAAACCGACCAGCCGATACTTTGTCAGCCCTTCGATCTCCGCCGGGCTAGGGTTGATCATCCGGTAGACTTTATCCTGCTTGGCAAACTTCCAGTTTACAAGCAGTAGGTTCGGAAACACCTCGCAGTCGAAAAATATCATGGGCTTTTCTTCCCCGGTCGGAGCGTTGCGCTCGATGTCATCTTTTGACTTGAAGTGCATTTTCGATACGATCTTGAGGCATGCGTCTGCCTGGTTGGTGCTGTTGGCCGCGAAGGCAAGGATCACATTCCGCATATCATCGATGTCATACGGCACGTTTCCTTCATACGCTTCCTCCACGATGTGCGCAATAAAGTCCACGCTGGGCTTGGTGTAGGGGCTGATTTCCTTGGCGAGTGCTTTCTTGATGAGAACACGCAGATGCCGCTCATCCTGAATCTGCTTTGTGTCAACCATTTTTTCTCCCTTCAATGGTAAGCCGCTGCTGATGTTTGCGATGGAAATATCATTGCATTTCGACAGTTTTCTCCGGAGCGAGGCCTTTCCCGTGAACACCTTCACCTCGATATTCTCGTCATAGATCCGGCTCAGTTTGGCCGCATCGCCTGTGTAAATATAATGTAGGTGGATTCCCGCACCCGATTTGCTCAGCTCTGCGTAGGTTCTGGGCCATTTGGATGCAGCTTCGAGGTTTCGCTCAAAGCTCTTTTTCCCGTCTGGCCCCGGAATATCAAAGTCGATCACAATGTGGTTCTCCGGGACTTTCACATAGTGCAGTCTCGATGTGTCCAGTACGCCCAGTCTGGTCCTGACATTCTCCCACTTTTGCAGGGGCGTGCCATTTTCGTTCGCATACTGTGCCAGACAATCCTTGCAAATATCATTGAAGAGAGAATGCTGCTCTTTGAAGTCAATCCAGGACGAAGGCGGGGGGTCATTTTTCGCAGACTCCCCCTGGGGGG